GGGGCTTGGATTAGCGGCTCTGGCGAGCAGCTACGGCGTGCCGAATCCAGTCGTCGGGTGTGGACCCGGACTGGTTGGCGGCCGGTACAGCACCGGACTGCAACTGCTCCACGGGTCGACCGGGAGGCCGTTGCGGTTCCGGCATGAGTGCGAGCAACTTCTCCGCGGATGCCTCGATCTCCTCCGGCGTCGAGCCGGTGAGGAACTCGGCGGCCTCAGGTTTGAGGCCTTTACTCGCGGCGATGTCCTTGCGGACGAGTTGCGCCTCCGCGTTGGCTGCGCGTGCTTCCGCGGCGGTGGCACGTTCGGCGGCCTTGTCCAGTTCGGACTTGGAGGCCTCCTCGATGGCGGCCAACTTCTCGGCGGCCTTCGCGTTGGCTTTCGCCTCGGTGCGGTACTTCGCGGACTCGGCGCGCAACTTGGCGACGTAGTCCCGGTCGAAGGTTTCCGGTGCAGCCTCCTGGGCCGGTTCCGGTGTGACAGGTGCGTCCTGATCGGACATGAGCCCTCCTGGGGCATGAATGACAACCGGACCGTCAGGGTCCGGCAACCGACGGACGTCGGAAGATTGGTTAGGCCTGCTCGGCGGCCTTAGCCGCGGCGTACTCCTCGCGGCGGGCAGCGTTCAGCGCCGTGTTGTCGGAGGCGGCGTAGATGTCGCGACGCATCGCGTTGATGTCGCCCCCAGAACGCGCATACAGGTCGAGAGACTCGGCGGCCTTGTCGTTGCGATACGTGCCGGTGTCCATCACCGGTTCCGGGGAGCATCCGCACAGCAGATGAGGCAGGAAGCTGGCAGCGTCGATCGTCTGATACACCGGACCGCGCGACTCCAACATGAGGCAGAACGCGCAGGCATTGGCGGAGGCGACCCGTGCGAACGTTGTCGCCTGGTCGTCGCTTTCGGTGCTGGCGATGATCGACTCGGCACCGGCGGCGGCCACCATCGACTCGGTCTCCGCTAGTGCCACGGCCTCCGCGCGTTGGTCGCGCAGTTGCTGCACGGCGCGGGAGTAGGCGGCCTCTTTCGACCCGTCCGGGATGATCGCTTTCGCCAGGTTCTCGGCGACGACCTTCTCTTCCAACGGTTCGGCAGGGATCGGCAGGAACAGACCTTTAGCGCCCTCGGCCTGGCGGAATTGCAGGTAGTAGGACATTGCCGCGCGCGACGACAGGCTGCGACCTTGGTTGACCGTCGCGGTCATTGCCCGCGTCCACGGACCCCACGTGCTCGCCGGATTACTCCGGTTGAACAGCGGCACCAACGATCTCGCCTGCTGTACTGCGGCGACTCGGATGCGTTGCTGCTGCACCCGATGCGCTCGGGTCAGAGCGTCACCCTGCCGCGTTATCGCCATCGGTCACGACTTGAAGTTCCGGCGGACCCATCAGCGCGGCCAACTGGCCGAGCGGATCATTGACGATTGCCTCGCCCTTCCACCGCTCCACGTCCTGCTGAGTCACGCCAGGGATGCGCTCCCACAATGCCTGTGGAGGTACTCCGAGCATCGTCACCAGCTTGCCGAGCGCGTCCACAGTCGACGCCAGAGATCGGGCTTCGGTGTCGCGCCAGATGACCTGTGCGGACGTGTCCGCCATCGCCTCGGAATCGCCGGCCACATACGCGGACAATCTGAGCGTCTGTTCCCACGCCTCGCCGAACAGGGACTTACGTTCGGCAACTTTGCGCGACTGCTGCACCTCGAGCGAGGCCAACGCTTCCGCGGACAGGTTCGCGATCGTCGCCCCGCCGAGATGATGCGGCGGGACCTGCGCAATGGTCGCCATGATCCGTAGCACGGACTGGCGGGCATCGACGTAGCCGTTGAGGTCGGCGGAGTTGAAGTCGCCGAACCTCGTATCCGGGGATTCGCCGATGAAGAGCTTGTCCACGCCGGACTTGAACGGTTCCACTGGTCGCCCGGTGGAGTCACGCTCCACCTCGAACCCCGTTACCCACTTCTGTCGGAATGCCGCGAACTGCGCGGCCATGCCCAGCCCGAACGTCAGCGAGTTGGCCTGACCCTGCAGCGGGATCAGAGGCTCGATCTCGCCGCGCGGGTCGTCGTCGAGCGTGTACTGGTTGACGAACCTCACGACCGGAGTCCACGGCACCCCGTGAACCTCGGACCCGACGAACTCCGGCGTACTGTCCGCGTTCTTCGCCGTGAACAGATACCGCTCGTACGGCGCGACAACTACTAGCTCCAAGGCTCCACCGGACTCGCGCACGATCAGCGCATACTCGGGCCACTCGTCGTTGACGGCGTCCTTATAGACGGCGGTCATGTCCCGCGGGGAGAACGGCGACCAGGCCGGGCCTTGATCGCCCGGCGCCACCATCACGTAGGCCGCGCCATAGGTCAGCGCCGCACGATGCACGCCGGTCTGGCGCGCGTCCATCCGATTCGCCTGCCACTGATCCCACGCCGGCGCGTTCTCCTCGGACTGCTTCGCCCGATACCCGTCGACGTAGAGGCTCTGCGCGATCGTGTCCACGACCAGCGGAAGAACATTGACCCGCGACTGGCGCACGATCTGGCGGAACTCCACTGCGGCGTCACGTGGAACGTATTGCGGGTCGATCTCGCCCTCGACGTAGTCGTGGATCAGGTCCAGCGAACGGTATTCGGAGTTGCGGACCTTCATCAGGCCTGCGGCGATAGTGCTCGCCTCTTCGGGGTCGATCAGCACCTACGGCCCCTCTCAGAAGGAATAGACGCGCCCCGATTGGCGGCGCTTCGGTTCAGGTTTGATCCGTGCCTGCTCGGCGAGGACCAGCCGGCGCACCATCCGGGCACCGATCACACATACGGCGGCATCGATCTTGTGAGGCGACCCGCGCGACTCCTTGCCGATCGACACCCCGTGCCGGTTCGGCCGGCGGCGGGCATTGCCCACGTGACGCGCGACCCGTGAATCCCCGTCATGGGTGAACTGCTGGTCAGTGATCTCGGCCTCGGTCAACTCGCACGCCTTCGTAAACTCCATGACGTGCCCGCGCATGTCCCAGGCGATCGGTTGCGGATCACGACTGGACCCGGACTCGGCCCATACCGTCATCCGGTCGCCGTACTCGGCCGGCCACGAGACTTTGGCGAACGATTCCCACTCGCGGACGTCGGCGAAGAATCCGAGGACAGTCCAGCGGGCCATCGCCCACGACACGGCGGCATCGACCTCGGTCGCAGACACGATCTCGTCCTGGCCGGGCTCCCACACGCCGATCGTGAAGACATGCCCATCCGACATTCGGCAGCCGATCAGCGCGGTCGCATCGGAGGACTTCGACCCGTCGAAGAACATCACGATCTCGTCACCATCAGCCACGGTCACGGTCAGGTCAGCGCACGCGCCCCACAGTTGCGGGGTAGTCCACGCGTCCACGGCGGCGGTCGGTTGGTTCAGGTAGAACCGGCGCGAGACGTCCGGCTTGGTACGCGGATCCCAGATCCGGTCACGGATCACGGACTGGTCAACCCATGCGCAATCGCCGTACACCCATTCCAGGGCTGCCGTCAGCGACGCCTCGTCAGTGAGGTCCGTCTCCGGCGGGGCGATCAGCGCGTCATACAGAATCCGACCCTCGCCGCGGGTCCGGCCTTCGTTCTGGGCAACCCACGCGTCCCATTCGGCCTCGGCCACAGATCCGATGCCGGGCTCCCACGCGTTCGCGGTCGACAGCATTCGAGACCCGGACTTCGCCAGGTTCCGGTCGAGGACGTCGGCCAGGTCGGTGCCGCCGTTGTTCGGTAGCCAATGCTCGACCTCGTCGCCCACCACGAACGACGACTCCGAACCTTCAGCCGCAGTCGCCGAGGACGTGATGACGTGGAGTTCCCCGCCGGTGTCGAGCTTGTAGTAGATCGTCTTGCCCGGGTCAAGTGAGTGTTCCTGCACCACACGGGAGCCCTTCGGCGCCATCGCCCGGACCATCCGCATCGTGTTAGCGGTCTGGGACTCGGCAGTTGCCGCGACCTCCACGAGCGGAAGGTGTACCGGTTCGGCGATCACCCGGTCCCCGTCGATGTCCTTCACCCGACACGGGCCGGCGAACTCGATGAGTGCCATCACTGCGGCGAACGGCGATTTACCCGAACCCTTCGCCAGCCGGCGGACTCCATGATTGAACAGCCACCGACCATCGGAGTCGACCGCGTACCACCAGAGCAGGAACCGGGCTTGACGTTTCGTCGGCAGCCACGACTGCTTGGCCCGAACCCCGTTCGGCTGGACCAGGAACTCTGCAGCCCATGCGAGCGCCGCCGGCGCCAACGTCAGACGCGGACCACCGGCGGGCAGAGTGTCAAGAGCTAGCGACGGCGAGGCGGATGATGTCTGCGACATCGTCACGGGCCTTCACTGCCGGGTCAGCCACCTGGGCATCCCGCAGTAGTTCCAGTCGCATCCGACGACGTTGACCTTCGGTCGTCAGCAGATCCCGAGACGCGCTCATGATCGCCCCGACGAGCGCCGCGTTCGGCTTCTCGTCGTACAGGCACCTCGACATCTCCGAGGCGAGGAAGTGCGCGGTAAACCAGTCGGATGGTTCGTAGAACTGGGACTGCCCAGACTTCGCCAGCGAGTTGTACCAGCCCTTGGCGGTCGGGTGCCAGTCCTTGTCTGCGCGTGGCTTGCGCACGACTGCGGCAGTTGGTGCCTGCTCGTAGCCTTCACGCTTGCGCATATTGCGCCGCTGGCTCGTGTGTTTCGGGATGGGACCGGGTGGCATGGCGACCTCCAGGGTCAACTGCCGAGCCCCTCCTGGGGGCCGGATGGTCGGATCATGTAGCGAATTGGCGTGGCTATCGCGCCAGCAAGGGAAGTCGTCGAGATGAGTCGGGGTACCCCCCACCCCTCACTCGATCAGCCCCGGATGCCGCTCGGGTTCACGTGCGCGTGGCACGTTCGTCCAGTTCGCGGCGTTGGCTTCGCGGCTTGTCTTGCGCCGGTGGTGCCAGTCGCAGATGGCCGTCAGGTTGGCAGGGTTATCGGTCCCGCCTCGATGGGCCGGGATGATGTGGTCGACGTCGGTCGCACGGTCACGGCAACGTGTGCCGTCCTTCATCTTCGAGGTGCATCGTCCACCATCACGGCGAAGGACTGCGGCTCTGATCGCATCCCAGTCAGACGGGAGCGGTGTCGTGCGCCAGCCCATCATTGCCCCAGACATGACGAAGGCCCACCACTATGGGTGAGCCTAGGCGTACGCCGTGCATTACGGAGTTTACAGTGCCTTAGCGGGTACTCATTGTCAAGCACCCCACGACTACGGCGTGTCACGAGGCTCTCGCTTCCATCACTGACGACAGCAGATAGACCCCATTGCGTCGGCTGACCTTGCCAGCTCTGGCCCAGCGTCGCAGTGTGGACTGGTCCACCCCGACCAGCATCGTCAGCGCTTCAGGATCGAGCCATGCCTCGGTGTCGGCGAACGTGCCACGCAGCAGCAGACGTGCCGTAGTCCAGGTGAACCCGCACCCTCGGCACAGGATCGGCTCTTCAGGGCGGGCTACGTCGACGCGTAGCCGTCTGCCGCAGTTGTCCGTGACTCCTGGGCAGCGGACGATCTGGCCTTGCTCGGTCTCGCCGCAGATCCGCTTACCCTCACACGCGTACTCGTGCCATTCGCTTGCCGCTTCGTCGATGCCGAGATGGCCGGCGCCTCGCATGTCCAGGTGGTGCCGTAGCCATCCGATGACGCTGAGCAGGTCGAAGCGTTCGGGTTGCGCGAGGTCGAGGTCTTCGATCCACACTCTCGCCCATCCGGTGATGCTGGCCCACATCTCACCCGAGGTCCCACCGGAGTGACGCCAGGACACCCACGCGGTCCCGCCTGGCAGTGGCCGCTCGCCTCCGCCACCATTCCCACACGAGATCGACCCGAGCGCGGAGGTAACCCAGCTACCCGCGATGACGTCGAGGTCATCCCTGATGCGTTGCAGGCACACCCCGCAGAGCAGGCCGCTGACGCGTTCGCGGTGTCGGCAGTTGTCGGTGCAGCCGTTGTCGTCGGGTCGGTGCAATGTGCAGATCACGCAGCTGGTCATCTCGCTCCTTCAGAACGGCGGGCTGTAGTCGAACGGGTGCCAGGTGTCGTCGATGGTGAACCACTCACCCATGACGTAGATCGGGATCTCGGATGGGTCGCGCTGATCGTGTTGGGAGATGAGCCAGCCCTGCTCGAGTGCGAGCGTCCGCTGGGACTCGATGAACCGGTGACATTTGCGGCAGATGACGACGAGGTTGGCCGGATGGTGGATCTCGGGTCGCTTCGTTCCGCCGGCGCGTCTCGGGTTGCGATGATGGATGTCCGCCGGGACGTTGGCGAGCCACACAGCGCACCGCTCGCACAGTCCCCCGGAGCGTTCGAGGACTGTGCGGCGGTGGCCTGTCG